ACATCGCGCTGACCGCCCGGAGCACGAAGAAAAGGGACCGGCAGGCGCACGTCCGATGTTCCCCGCGGCCCTGCCGGCCCTTGGCCAATATCGGCGCGACTGCTTTGGAGTGCGGCGCTATTCCGGCGCTTTTGTTTTTTTGCGAGGTGAGGGGCAGCGACCAGGGAAGGTCTACCGGCAGCGGAGTTTTTTCCACGAAGGACCACGAAGGGTCACGCCATGCCGGCGCCCACGGTTGCGCAGCCCTGGATCCCTTCGTGCTTCTTTGTGCCCTTCGTGGACGCAATTTCCTCGCGCGCGGCGAATAGCTCATTGACCGCGTCACGCGCGCCCCACACGGCGCGGAGATGCGCGTTGAGGCCAACGGCGTCCTCGGCGTCCTGGACGGCGCACGTCTGCTCGAGCTGGTTGAAGACCCACAGCAGCGCGGCGTGCAGCTCGGAGCGCGTCAGCCGGTCGGCCTTGGCCGCGCGGCGTGGTGGCGTCTTCTCCTCCCACCGCGACGGCCGGCGGTAGCCCAGGGCCAGCAGGATCTGCAGGACCTCGCTCCACGTCGGATACGGACGCCGGCACTCGATCTTGTAGGTGTGGATCGCGCGCGCGAACTCCTCTTCCCACGGCTCGTGCTGGGTGCGCACGCTGTGCGCGTTGGGATGGAGGTCGGGCTTGGCGTCGCGGTGCGCGCGGTAAATCTGGCGCAGTCGGTGTCGGCTCAAAAAGAACATGGTCCGGCCCTCGACTCTGCCGCGTAGGTAACCTGATCGTACCGTGCCGGTCACGCTGGCCGCAAGCGCCCGCGACTCAGGCAGTGCCAATTGCCTCGGCCGAGAGGCGGCAAATCCGCTAAGCGCGTCAGTTCTTGTACCGGTTCATGACGAGAGCGAACAGCGCCGACACCACCATTCCCGCGAAGAACCAGCCCCAATGCGGGTTGCTCCACTCGAAGATCTGCGGGTGATGCGTTTGGCCAAACAACATAAGATGCCTCCGCGAAGCACACGAAGGACACGAAGGAATGGGTGACCTTCGTGTCCCTTCGTGTCCTTCGTGGATCGACTTAGACCGGGCCGTACGTGACCAGGACCTGCGCGCCAAGCGGCTTGAGGCCGTCGAGCGAGACGGTGCTGTAATCGTCCGTTTCGTCCTCGTCCTCCTCCTCGTCGCGCGGCTTGCTGGCGTGCATCGTCGCCGGTACCGGAGGCGTCGCCGGCGTCGGCGTGTTCTGCGCGATGAAGGCGGCCACGTCGGTCTGGAGCTGGGCCAGCGCCGTTTGCAGGCCATCCTGGTCGGTCGCCACGGTCGCCTGGGCCGTGGCGACGGCGGCCTGCGCGGCACTCAGGGCGGCGTTGTCGGTGCTGAAGGTGCCGTAGGCGGCACTGACGGCGCCGAGGTCGGCGTCAATCGTGTCCTGCGAGATCGAGCCGGTGCTGGCGTGCGGGGCCGTCGGCGAGCTGGCCGGCGGCGAGCTGGCCGGCGGCGGGGTGATCTGGCCGAGCGTGGTCAAGACGATCTGGATGTCCTGCATGATGGTCTGCAAGGTCACGAGCAGGCCGGCGAGGTTCAAGGTGCGCGGTTCCATATGCGTGGTGGCTCCGGGTGGCTGCCAGAGCGCGGCCAGACGATTACGCACGTCCGGCTCGCACTGGCGGATAAGGGGCGCGAGAAGGGGGCTGCGCCGCGCGGCGTCCTCGACCCCCTGCACCGCCGCGGCCTGGGCCTGGGCGAGCAGCACGGGTGCGGGAGCCGGTGGCGGCATGGTCGGGGCGGCCGGGACGGCCGGGACGGCCGGCATCACCGGCGTGGCCGGCGTTTCGAGGCTCATCGCGCCGACCAGGGCCGCGCCGTTGGGCGAGCCCAGGCCGGTGCAGGCGTCCCAGCCCGGCACCGCGGGGAAGCGGCCGTTGTCGCCGCTGAGCACGTCGTTAAAGGCCCAGGCATGGGCGTATAGCGAGGGGCCAAAGGTGCGGCCGCTGTAGCCGGCCGCCTTGAGCGCGGCGACGATGCCGGCCCACATCGGCGCGACGGCCGACGTGCCGCCGATCGGCTGGATCTCGCCGTTGAGGACGATGCGCCAGCCCGGTCCCGCGGGATCGGCCGGCCCGGCCACGTCCGGCACGCCGCGGAAGCTGCTGCCGCTGTTGGCGCCCTGCCACGAGGGACGCAGATAGACGCGGCTGAACCCGCCGCCGGTGCCGTCGCCGGCGCGATCGTGCCAGACGCTTTCGCTGCCGTAGGTGAGATCGGAGTTGTAGGTCAACGTCGTGCCGCCGCAGCCAATCGTGCCGGGATAGGACGCGGGGAAATCGACGTTCGGCGAGAGGAAGCCGTCGCCGGCGCCAGCGTCGCCGCTCGCGGCAAATACCGGGATGCCAGCGGCGTTAGCCTTGTCGATCGCGTCGCCCACGGCCATCCGGTCGGTCGCTGACCATTGCCGCTCGGCCGCGCCCCACGAGATCGAAATCGTATCGACGCCGGCTGTGACCAGGGCAGTGATTCCGGCCGCGAACGAGGCGCCGCCGTTGTTCGGCGCCCACGCCAGCACGACCGTGGCCTTCCGGCCGGCCATCTTCTGGCAGACGCCGGCGGCGACCTGGATGTCGAGCGCCACCTCACCATCGGCCGGGCCGCCCACGGCGTTGCCGGCGGTGCTGACGGAGATGTTTTGCATCGTCGGGACCGGCTGACCCATGTGCGAAAACGCGGTGGCATTGTCGCTGTCGTGGTAGCCGCCCTCCAGCTCGAGGATGCCGATCACGGGCGAGCGCGTCGCCTTCACGCTCGGCAGGTCATAGACGCGGGCCATCAGCTCCGGGGTGAGGGCGACGGCCCCGGTGCGGGGCTGGTAGCGGCGGGTGCGAAACTTGGGCGTGCAATGCATGTTTTTTTTCCACGAAGGACACGAAGGAACACGAAGAAGGCAAAAAGAGTCCCGGCGGTCAGCTTTCGCGGTCGGCCCGCCTCCGATGCCGAGGCGTTGGGCAGGCGGTTGGCCATGTGGCCAGTTGTGCCGTCCGGATCGCTGCCGCCGGGTCCCGCGGCTGGGGTTTAGCCCTTGTGCAGGTCCCACCGGGCAGCCAGGCCGATGAGGATCCCGGCCAGGGTCAGCAGGCATAGCGCGAGCATGAGCGGCGCCCAGAGCGGCGCCGTGACCCACCACCAGGACCAGTCGATTACGTGACAGAGCTTGAGCGTCAGGAGCACGAGGAACAACGGGGACGCGAGCGCCGTGCCCACGCACCCCGTTCCGCTGCCGTTTGGATTTGCCATGTTTTCCCCTTGGTTGCGGGCGGATCAACTCTTGCGGCCCGTGGTGATCGCTTCCTTGATCTCGTTCAGCGCCTCGCCATGGACCTGGAGGATTTCCGTGTGCTGTTGCTGGCCGACCTTCAACGCCTCGACGGAGGTGGAGACCTGGTCCATCATCGAGAGGTGCCGCGACACGGTGGGTTGCGCGACCTCCTTCTTGAACCACTCAAATTGGCGGGACATCCACACGCCGACAACGACCAGGCAGCCGAGCAGGAAGACCAGCACCGCCGCGGCGACGCCGTGCTCCTGGGCGATTTGCGCGTAGGTTTGCGGGTCCATGTCGTGGCCGCCACGGGGGGGAGTGTAGACGTCTACACCCTGGCATTGAGCGCGCGCCGCGCGCGAAAAGCAAACCGCCCTCGCCGGTCGTGCCACTAATGGCCAGCGGCGTCAGTCAGCCCGCGCGACCAGCGTGAGGAGGCCGGTGTTGAGCGCGTAAAGGCCCCGTTTCGCGCCGTCCGGGCGCTGGCCGTGGATCGTTTCCAGGTCGACGTTGCAGTAGTCCTCCGTCACCGATAGGCGCTCGATCCGCGCGAGGATCGTCACCGTGTCGCCCACGTGGAGCGGCGTTCCGTTGCGGTCGTGCATGGCAAGCCCCGTAGCCCCGTAGGGTGGGTGGAGTCTTCGGAACCCACCTTTTCGCGTGAAGGTGGGTTCCGAAGACTCCACCCACCCTACGATTGAGCGCGCGCCGGTGGCGAAAAGCAAACGGGCGTGACGGGTAAGCGAGCCGCTTACCCAACGAGGACGAGGTAGTCCCAGTCGTAGCGCGCGAGAAAGCTGCCGGGCGCCTCCCGTAGCCGCGCGTCCCACGCGCCGGTCACGTCGCGCCAGCCGGCGGCGGCGAATTGCTCTTGCCACCACGCCCGCGGCCGCACGCAGATATGCGTGGGGTCTTCCGTGTCCATCGTGCGGCCCTGCCGCGCGAACAGCTCGGTCGTATCGAGCGCGCAAAAGAGCAGGCCGCCGCCGCGGATGACGCGGCGCAGCTCGCGCAGCGTGGCGGGTACGCGCGCCGGGTCGAGGTGCTCGAAGACCTGGGCACTATGCAGGCCGTCGAAGGCGCCGTCGGCGAAACGGCCCAGCTCGGCCGCGTCGCCGACGTGCAGGACGTCGGCCAGCTCGGGCCACTTCGCGCGGCCCAGGCCGACCATATGCGCCGACAGGTCGAGGCCGTGCCCATGCACGCCGGCACGGTGGAAGCCCCTGAGGATTGAGCCGCAGGCGCAGCCGATGTCGAGCACCGCCTTGCCGCGCCAGTCGAAGGCGTCGGCGAGCCAGTGGCCGTATTGCTCCTGCCACTCGCCATGCGCGAGGTAGTCCAGGCCGGCGGCTGTGTGCTCGTCGTAGTAGTCCCCCTCGTAAGTGGTCGCCCGCAGCGCTGGGACGCGCACGGAGACCGTCACCGGCTCGGGCAGCGGCGCCAATTTCTTCACCGCGGCCAGCACCGTTTCGGGTGGGATCGACTGGAGCGAGGCGCAGAGGTGATGGCACGCCTCGCGCCACTGCGGTCCCGTCCAGCGGCAGCCGCTACAGGCCAGCGGCCCCTGGATGACGCGCGACCTTGGATAGAAGCCGTGGATCGTCGCTCCCTTGAATTGCGCCGCCAGCACGACGGCCGGGACCTGGAGCACGCCGGCGAGGTGGGCCATGCCGCTTTCGTTGGCGACCACGCACGCCGCGCCGCGCATCAGCGCTGCCACGCGCTCGGCCGGTTCGCCGAGCAGCGCCGGTGAGCGGAACCCGGAGACATGGGGTCCGTCGCGGCCGCCAGCGATGACGACGACGGAGTAGCCGGCGGCGAGGAGCTGGCGTTCCAGCTCGAGCCAGTGCGAATGCAGCCAGTCGCGGTTGTGGCCGTCCTGGAGCGTCACCGGGGCCAGCACGACGGCGCCGCGATATGGCGCGGCCCAGGCATGCGCCTCGGCCGGCAGCGGCCGCAGCACGGGCAGCGCGCGCGGACGATGCCGGGCCACCGCCTCGACGAAGTGCGTGCCCCCGTCGCGGTGCGTGATCTCCGGGACGATCGGCGCCGCCCACACGACGGGGCTTGGGGCGAGGGCGTCGTAGCCCTCGAAGAGCCGGACCCATTGCGCGTGCTTCACGATCAGCGTGAGCTCGCTGGCGGGGTGAGCGCGCTTGTAGGCCGTGGTGACCGTCAAGGCCGCCATGTGGTCGCCGATCCCGTCCGCCGTGACGACGAATTGCACACGGTCGGCCGGCTGCCGGTCCGGGCATTGCGCGCAGCAGCGGATCCCCGGATAGCCGCTCACCCTCGGCGAGCACGCGCCATGCAGCCGGCAGTGGTGGACAGGCGAGCCGGGCGACTTGTCGCCGCAGCCGGCGCAGCCGGCGAGCTGCTCGCCCGTCGCAGCGCCGAAGTGGACGCACGGGGCGGCGATCGCCGCACCATGCTGCAACTGCGCGGCGACGCGCTCATAGCCTGGCGCGCGCAGCTTGACGCAAAGCGGGCAACCGGCGCCGATGCAGCCGACATGCGTTTTCATTCGATCACCGTTACCGTCATCGTGTTGCCGGCGCCGTCGTCAACCTTGAAGACTGCGCTGAAAGGCGAACAAGTGTTGCCGGCCTCGCATTCCACCACGTGGCCGACGCCGTCGGCATCGGTCCACGCGAAGATTGGCACCCCTGAGGCGCTTCCGGAGCCGCAGGCGATCTCGCTCGCCTGGCCCTGACCGAAGACGGTGGCGACGCCGGCGACGACGTACCACGCATGATCGGCGCCCGCGTTGACGGGCTGGCACGGCAGCGTCGCCGAGTCGGGCATCGCCGTCCACGCCCCGACCGTGTCCGTGTACGTGGCCGTCAGCGCGCCCACGCCCGAGCAGCCGCCGGCACAACTACAGCTAATGCCGGTACCGCCGCCACCGCCGCCACCGCCGGCGCAATCGCCGACGCTCACCACGGCCGTCGAGCCGAGCTCGCCCGGCGAGCTATACCGGCCGTCGACGCCGATCCAGCCGGATTGGCAGTCCCAATCCGCGGCGGCTGGGCCGCCCCAGTCGTTGCATTCGTACGTATTGCCATCGCGATCGCCGAGGCAGACGTTAATGCTCCAGGCGAGGACGCCGCCGGAGGTCAGCGCGCGGGTGATCATCACATAGACTAGGTCGCCGAAAATGCTTTCGCATTCCGCGGTCCCGAACCAGCCGCAGCCTGCCACCGGGCCTTTCAGCAGCCCGTCGAACGACGCGACGAATGACAGTTGAATGCCGGCGTAGATCGACGTGATCGCTTGCGGCCACGGCGAGCCGGGGTAGGCCGGGCCGGTCGGCAGCGTGACGCACACCGTCGGCGCGTAGCCGTTGGGACAGCAGCCGCCCGTCACGCCGCGGCTGCCCGAGTTGAACCCAACGACCGACACCGGCGAGCAGCAGCGCAGATAGACGTAGCACCACTGCAGGCCCACCTGGCCCGAGGAGGACAGGATCAGCCCAGGCCCGCTGGGGACGCTCGCCAGATAGCCCGTTTGGCCGCCGACCGGCGCGCAGTATTGATGGCTCGTGTTCGTGACGAGGACCTGGCACGCTACCGCGCCCGCGATCGCGGCCCGCCCGAAGAGCGGCGCCGGCAATGCCCGCTGCGCGGGGATCGGATCCAGGGTGATGACCCACCGGTTCGGATCGGGCACGATTGGCGGCACGATGCCGCTCAGTGCCGCGCCTTGCTGGAAGCTCAGCAGCGACGCCGCGCCGGCGGTCGGGAGAAATAGCGGATCCGTGAGCTGCAGGATGCTAAAGCGGTCGAGGGCGGTGCCGGTGACGTTCGCCACCTCGATCACGGCCGGGTGGGCGAAGCGATCATGGATACCGTCGCCCAAACCGTTCTTTTGCTGGCTGTACCAATCCCACATTTCCGCGGTGGCGTTAATCAGCGCGCGCACGTCGCCGCGCCGCATCATTTGGGTAAGGGATTCGCCGCGCCGGACGGTGCGTGCCTCGTTCACGGTGACGGCTCCTGCAGACCGGGCGCGACGATCCGCGTGCCGGTCGCGCGATCGGGACTGTTGCGCAGCCGGTCGAGCACGTCGGCGTAGAAGCGTTTCTCACTCGGGGGCGGGCTGGGCCTGCGCGGGTACTCGGCCAGCGCCTGGAGCGGGCCGAGCAGATCGCTCATGTCCTGCGCGGGCCGGTCCGGCGCTTCGAGGAAGCTGAGCCGCAATAGCACATAGCCGCGGTGCTGGCGGCGCAGGTCGGCCGCGGCGAGCACGGCGTGCGGCCCCAGGCCGAGCGTGTTGGCGCTGTCGACGTGGCCGACGGCTGCCGAGAGCCGGGCGACGAGGCCCGCCGGCGGCGGCTGGAGGAGCCACTGGCGGCGCATCGGGTTCGTGTGCGGGACGTGATGGTGCATGGCCTCGCTCACAGAATCAGGACGGTGAAATCGCCCTTGTCGTACACGCGATCGACGTTGGCCTGGCGGACCTTCTTGGTGCGCATTCCATTGCTGGTCGCGTTGTGGTGCTGAAACCAGATGTAATCCCAGCCCGCCTTGGAAATCGGGGCGGTGAAGCCCTGGAGATTGAGGCCGTTTGCGTCCGCCGTCAGCCGGTCGCGTGAGCCCTCGAACGTGCAATCGACCTCCAGCTCGGTCTCGGTGGCGATCGACACGACGCCGCCCATGAACAGCAGCTCGCCGATCTCGAAGGCGTAAATCTGGCCCCAATAGACGATGTCAAAGGCCGCCTCGTTCGTGCGGCCGGTGAGCTGTTCGAGCGAGTCCAGATAGTCGGAGGGCAGATCGCTCGTCTTGAATTTGCGCTTCGCCTTCAGCGAGATTTTCGGGATCACGCAATCGACGCCTTCGATCCCGCTTTCGGTCACGCCGATCGCGCCGTCGTTCTCGATTTCGAGCTCATTCGCGAAGTCGTCCGAGCTGGCGAAGGTGACGGTCTCAATCGCCTGAAATCGCTTTTCCTTGCCGCCGGTCGTGTCCACGTCCCAGAGCGTCAAGCCCGTGGCCAACGGCGGGATGGCGCCAAACCGCACCGCGATAATCCAGGTGCCGCCGCCGACGTGCTTCGCCGTGGCATCGATCCGCGGATTGTCCCACGCATCGAACACGGGGACGTTGGCCTCGATCTGCGCGGGAATGTCGGTTTCGTCCTCGGTCCCCTCCAGATACCAGTTTTGCGTGGATCCGGGCTGATCGGGGCTGTAGAGGAATTCATCCTTGGCCAGTCGCCACATACGGATCATGGCTCACCCCAGGCCCAGGTTAAAGCCCGTGACCGCCGCGAGGATCGCGGCGAGCTGGGCATTGGTGATCTCGTTCTGTTCGAGCTGGCGTTCCGCGACGCTCCCCGCGCCGACCAGGCCGGCGACGGCGGCGCCGGAGAAGGTGCCCATGACGCCCATGCCCTGCCCGGTCACTTCGCCGTGCTGATCGAAATTCGGCCAGCTCTGCATCTGGCCCGCGCGTTCCATTTCGGCGAGGATGTTCGCGGTGTCGGCCTGGGCCTGGGCGAAGTCGAGCTCGCCGCGGGCGCGGCGTTCCGCCTCGCCGCCTCGGCCGCGGGCGGCCTCCAGTTCGGCGCTCCGCCGGGCGACGTTCGCTTCGTATTCGCCACGCGCCGCGGCCGCGTCGAAGCTGGCGCCGAGCGCCGTGCCAGCACGCGCCGCCGCGTCCCGCGCCTCGCCGGCTTCGCCCTCAATCGCCGCCGCCGTTTCGGTTCCGGTAATGAAATCGACCAGCCGCGCCCACTGCGCGCGCAGGAAGGCCGTCACGGCCGACCACGACGCGCTGACGGCCTCGCCGAGCAGCTGCCAGATATTCCGCAGCGAGAAGGCCCCGCTGTGCCACAGCTCGCGCAGGCTCACCCACGCGCCCTCGGCCGTGTCGAGGAACCAGTTGCGCCAGGACAGCCAGGTCTCCTGGAGAAAATTGGTCAGGCGGACCCAGCCGAGCTGGATGGTCGCCCAGCCGACGGCGAGCGCGTCCTCGATGTTTCCGGCGCCGATCGACGCGAAGACGGTGGCGAAGGCCTCGCCCATGCCCTCGGTCAGCGCGCGGACGCGAGCCGCGATCGACCCGGCGATTTCGCCGATCGTGTCCGCAATCGAGTGCCAGGCGGAAGCCGCGCCGGCCGCCGTCGCGCCCCACGCCGCGGCGACCCAGTCGCCGATGGCGCGCACCGCTCGTGTCGTTTTGGCGACGATCCAGTCCCAGGCCGTCGAAGCCGCGGAGCTGATCTTGTGCCAAAAGGCGTAGATCAGGGCGCCGGCAATAATGACGGGCGCGACCAGCGCAGCCGCGGCCGCACCGGCGAGAACAAGCAGGCCGCCCAATGCAAGAGCCATCAGTCCCAGCACGGCGACGACGCCGGCCCCGGCGACGGCGAGCAGGCCCAGCGCAATCACCCAAGCGCCGGTGACCGCTTCCGCGATCACCGTCTCCGTCGCGACGCCGCCGATCACGAAGCCGAGCAGACCCATCAGGCCCGACACGAGCGGCGTCACGATGGCCAGCAGTCCCTGCGCGATGCTCAGGCTGCCGACCCAGGCGACGAGGTTCATCGTCTGCGCAGCCGTCCAGAGCAGCGCCGCCGAGAATAGCCCGTAGACGCCCGTCGCGATGGACACGGCGCCGCTCAGGCCCATCTTGGCCAGCGTCAACAGACCGGTGGCAATGCTCAGCAGGGTGACGCTGCCGGTCGCCGTGGTGAACAGGGCAATCATGCCGACCCACGCGGCGGCAAGGTAGCTCGTGATCGTAGCCGCCATACTTTGGCTGACGCCGAGGCCGACCAGGGCGGCAGTCAGGATCGCGCTGACGCCGGCGCCAAACGCGACGGTGCCGCTGTACATCGCCAGTGCGGTGGTGAGGATCGTGGTCAACGCGGTTGCCTCGACCTGGCTCAGGCCCAGGCCGGTGAGCGCGGCGGCGAACACGAGCGACGCGGAGCTGCCGGCGGCATAGGCTGCGGCCGCAGCAGTGACCACCGGCGTCAACACCGCGGTGGCCGTCGCCAGGAAGCCGGTGATGGCAGCTGCCGTTCCCTCGCTCGCCCCGAGCGCGGTCATGGCGCCGCCGAGCACGCCGGTGGCCGAGGCACCGGCGACGACGCTGACGACATAGGCGTACATCGAGCCGATCAGCGCCGCCATCGAGCTAAACGGCGCCAGGGCCGCGCCCGCCATGAACGTCAACGCGGACCCGATGCCGCCGACGACGGCGACAACCACGGCCGCCGCCGCGCCGGCGATCGCCGTGGCCACGCTCCAGGCGGCGCCGGCGAGCAACACCAGGCCGCCGACAAGCAACGTCACCGGCAAGAGCGCAGCCGAGAGCACCGCCTGGCCGAGGACCAGCGCCGCGCTGGCCAGCGCACCAAGCGCGGCACGCACCGGCGCCAGGGCGACGCCGGCGAGCGCCATGAACGCGCGCACGACCGGACCGCCGACTGCCCCCGCAAGGTTCAGGGTCGCCAGCGCCGTGCTCGCGGTGGCGCGTCCGACTGAGACCAGCGTACCGACAAGAGCCGAGCCGGCGCCGATCGCAGCGCGCCAGGTCCCGACCAGGCCGTTAAACAACGGCACGAAGCCGCGCAGGGCAAAGCCGAGAACGCCGAGGGTCGCGCCAAGCCCGATGATCGCGCCGCCGGCGAGCGTCGCCAACGTCGCAATCCGATCGAGCCAGGGGATCCACTCGCGCACCGCGCGCACCCATTGCAAAGCGATCCGCGTCGCGCCGAGCGTCGCATGGATGAGCCACAACCACTGCGGCAGAAGCCCCGCGCCGACCTGGACGCTCAGCATCCGGACCGACTGGGTCATCTGGTTCCAGACGCGGTTGAGATTGTGCCCGGCGGTGACCTCCTCCTCGGTCATCACCAGGCCTTGCCGCTGGCCCTGCTCCATCAGGGCCCGGAGCGTGTCGCCGCCGGCCGCCAGCACGCCGGCGGACATGACGCCATGCCGGCTGAAGACGCCCATTGTGGCCTGCAGCCGCTTCGAGCCGCGCAGATTGCTGATCGCGGTGGACACCTTCAGAAAGCTGTCCACGAGCGTGCCGCTCATGTCCTCGGCGCGCATGCCGAGTAACTCCAGCGTGTGCATCGCGTCGGCGCTGCCGATCTCGACCTGGTTCAGGAAGCGCGCGAAGTGGGGCAAGCCGTGGACTATGTCGTTGAGGCTGCCGCCGCACTGCTGCGCCGCATAACCCAGCGCGCCGAGCGTTTCGACGCCAACGCCGGTGACCTCCTGGGCGGAGGCCATCTCGCGCGACATCGCGCGGAATTCGTTCGTGGTCTCGAGGACGACGCCGCTCAGCAATCCGCCGGCGGCCGCGAACCCGGCGCCAATGCCGGCGAGCTTGCGTCCCCACCCCTTGAGCATCCCGCTGGCCTGGTCGAGCGTCTTGCGCAGCCCCGACGCCTCGCCGCCTATTTCGACATAGGCGCGGCCCGCGCGGATCCCGTTAGCGGTGGCTCCAGGCATGGGGCGACGTCCCGTAGAGTGGGTGGAGTCTTCGGAACCCACCTTTTCGCGTGAACCAGCCTCCGCCCCAAAAGGTGGGTTCCGAAGACTCCACCCACCCTATGGGGATCAGACTTTTCGCGCCTTGACCATGCTCGCGAAGATCGCGACTTGCTCCTTCGTCGTCATCGTCGCCGCGCCGCCGGCGTTGGCCGGCTGCGGCTTGGCGCCGCCGGTGCGGTAGCGCGGCGGCATGAACGTATCGGGTTCGACGCGCTCACCGGGCTTGGCCCACTGGTTGTGCAACATCGTCAGCAGCGAGGCCGTGTGCAGCCAGCGCTCACGGCAGACGGCGTTGGCCCGGTCGATCAGCTCGGAGAGCGTGAAGCCATCCGGGCTAACGCCGCTCAGGGCAGCGCAATCGCGGGCGAGCTGGTCGAAGAGCTCGGCGGTCGGCTCATCTGCTCGTCCACCAGCGCTTCGGCGTCGATCTCCCTCAACCGGCTCAGCGCCGCCTTCCCGATCTCGCGCAACTTCCGCAGCGCCTGGGAGTGGCGGGAGGGCAAAAAATCGGCGAGGCCCTCCACCAGGGCTTCCTCGGCCGCGTCGATCGACTCGGGGTCGAACCGGGAGACGAAGGTCTCCTCATCCTTCACGCCGGCCTCGCCCGCCTTCGGCTGGCACAGCGTCCACAAGACGCCGAAGAAACTCTGCTGATCGCTCAGCAGGTCCTCGACGACCGCGAAGCGGTTGTCCGAGATCTTGAACAGGTTGATCTTGTTCCGCGCCAGAACCTTCTTCTTGGCGCCGTAGTTCACGTCGAGCTGCCATTCATGCCCGAGCGCATCGACAAAAAAACGCATGGTGCCTCCGAGAATCAGGAACGATGTTGGGCCGGTCCACCTTCGTGTTCCTTCGTGCCCTTGGTGGATAAACGATTCGCCTCAGCTCGCCGCCGGCGCCGGCCCGCCAGGAGGCATGGCGGGCGCGGCAGCCGTGGGCGAGCTCGCGGTGCCCGCGGCCTGTTGGCTGCGTGCCTGGGCGAGCAGATCCTTGATCGCGCGCGGCGTCGTCGGGGCCGGCGGCAGCTCGGCGATCGCGTCGAGCACGCCGCGGACGGCCTGGCCGAGGTCGGTGCCGTTGCGCACGGCGACGACGGCCGACACGCCAGCGCCCGCGTGGGTCGCGTGCCAGGCGACAACGCTTTGCGGCGAGATGCCGCGCGCCTGCGCCTCGCCGAAGAGCCGCGCGAGGAATGGGCCGCAACCGAAGGTCGTGTTGTCGGCCAGGGCGATCGTCTCATCGAGCGAGAGCGGTTTCATGTTTCATCCACAAAGGGCCACGAAGGAACACGAAGCCTCGTAGGGTGGGTGGAGTCTTCGGAACCCACCTTTTCGCGTGAAGGTGGGCTCCGAAGACTCCACCCACCCTACGAGGCCGGAGGTTAACCCAGGCCGCCCGAGCCGATCGGCGTCATGCCGGTCGTAAAAGCGTTCCCTTGGTTGCTCGGCTTCAGCGTGAGCTTGTAGGTGTTGATGCCCTTGACCGGCTCCGATTTTTCGAAGCCGTGAATCTTGAAATCGCCCCTGACATAAACCTCGCCGGAGGTCGTGTAGGCGGCCGAGCACGTCAAGATTTGCAGCGGCGCCTTGGTCCAAAACGCAGTGCGCAGCGCGAGGAACACGGCGTCGCCCACGTCCTCGAGCATCGTCCACGACAGCTCGACACCGACCAGGGTCGGCTCCTCGGTGGCGACGTTCGTGCCGCGTGTGGTGCTTTCCGTGCTCTCGTATTGCGGCTTGACCTCGACGGACTCGCTCACGTTGTTGATGAGGGTCCAGCTCGGCGAGTCCCAGCTATCCGCCACGTCGACGTACAGCTGCGAGTCGTGGCCGAATCTCAGGGCGGGCGCGGTCATGGTTATGTCCTCACGGAGTTGGCCCACAGGCTTGGGGCGTTGGCGATTTCGGCGTCCATCGCGGGCTTCATGTACGGCCGCGCGCGGTAATGTTGGCGAACGGCGCCCTTGCGCAGGCTGGTGAGCACGTCGCCGCCGGCTTCGAGCAGCTCCGGGACGGTGCCGGAGTAGCCAGGGTGGCGCGTTGGCTTGTTGAGCGCGACCGGCCCGACCACCACGCTCTTGGTCGCGCTGTCGAAGACGAAGAAGATCAGCTTGACCAGCTCGCCGGAGTGCGGCGACGGCGGGCTGCCCGGCGCGCTGATGCCATCGCGATTGCTGACCTTGCTCTTGGCGCCGAAGCCGCGCCGCGCGGCGTGGCCGAGCATCGAGCTGACCGCGCGCGTGCGGATGAAGGCGCCCAGGCGAGACAGCGCGCGAACGCGGGCCCGATCGGTCGCCGCAGTGACGCGCGGCCGATCGAAAAAGTTTCCAGGCGCTTCGCTGACGCGCAGGTCGATCACTGATCCACCTCGAAGGTGAGCTGAATCACCCCGGTGTACACGAACATTTCCAAGTGCGGCCGCCAGCACCAGGTGGGCACGGCTGCCGCGATGCACCGACACACGAACTCCACGCCGGCGAGCTGGTGCTGATCGGCGAAAAACCAATCCTTGACCGTTTCAAGAAACCCCGCCAGCGGGTCAATACTCTCGGGCGTCTCGTCCTGCACCTTCGCTTGCAGCAGCAGATAAACCTCATATTCCTGGTGCTGCAAGGTCCGCGTGAGCCGGTCATCCACCGGCATAGAATCCGCCACGACGCTGAGCCGCGGTGTCGCGCCGATCTGCGTCAGCCCGCTCTCGCCGCCCAGGCTGAGCAGCGGCAACCAGCTCCGCAGCGCGTCGAACTCAAGCGGCCAGCTGCCGTCCGGCCCATTGCCCGGCGTCGTCAGCTCCGTGACCACGGCGTCCGCAATCACTGCTGCTGTCGGCGCCGCCATGCTCTAACCCCTAGTCCCCAACCCCTGACCCCTGCTCCTTAGCCCATGACCACCACGACCTCGAGGATCTGGCTGCCGGTGCCGGTCAGGTCGAGCGTCTTCGCCGTGCTGCTGATCGCCGGCGTCGCGGCGTTGCCGTTGAGCGTGAGGCTCTGGCCGGGCGCCAGCGTGATCGACATGGCACTGCCGAGCAGCGCATAGCCGTTGCTCGCGCCCTTCACGATCGTGATCGAGTTGGCGTTGGTCGCGAGATTGCGCAGCTTGAGGAACTGGACCGTGAGGCCGTTGCCGTTGACCGTCTCTTGCGACGTCAGGCCCGGCAAGGTCGTGAGATCGATCGTCGCGGCGCCGGCCGTCAACGCCTGTTGGAATTCGGACTGCACGGTCACCGCCGGCGTGGTGCCGCCGTTGAGCGTGATCGTCTCGGAGAGCCCGTTAAGCGTGATCGTGTTCGCGCTTGGGTTGACGTAGCCGCCGGTGAAGGTCTCGCTGACCAAAACTTGCGAATTGAAGGTGACGCTCAAAGTCATGTCAACCTCTTGCCGTGGACGCGAATCATCACGTGGTACGGATCCTGCCAGCGCCACGGCGGCTCGTTGCCGGGCGCCAACACCTGGTAGACCTGTGTGCCCCAGGTCACCGTGTCGCCCCGCTGCGGCGTCGCGAACGTCACCGCCAGGGCCGCGAAGGCCGCGACCAGGTCGGCGGTCGCAATCACAAAGTCCGCGTCCGTGCGCTCCACCCGGCCGTCGAAGTCTTCCGAGAGCGCCAGCAGGCTATCGGTCGGCGAGCCTTGCACCGCGACGCGGTTCGCCCCGCGGGTATAGCTCAGGGGCTGCGAGGCGTTCGCCTTGAGCTGGCCCTGGAGCCACAGCGCGGCGCCCTGGAGCAGGTCCGTCATCAGTATTCACCGACCAGGCTGCTCGCCGAAGTCCCGGTGTGGTAGACCTTGGTCGCGCGACAAAAAATATAGCTGCCCGTCGGCACACCAGCATACGTGACGCCGGTGTGGTCCGGGGTATCCACCTTCACGCCGCCGGTGCTCCCGACGTAGATCCGGCGCAGGGGCGGCGAAAAGGTCGCGTCCGTGCTGCTCACGTCGATGGCTACCGAGTTTTCGGAGCCACGGACCGCGTTCAGAAAGTCGCCATAGGTGATGTCCAACGCGGCACCCGTCCGTACAATAAGTGGCCGTTTCGCGCTCGCGAGCCTGGGAGTGTAGACGTCTACACTCCCGTTGGCCCTATCATTTCCGCAGCTTCGTCGCGGTCAGCTCCAGGAGCTGGGCGATGTTGCTCGTCGATTGCGCGGACTGCGTGCAGGTGACCTCGATCGTCACGGCGATCGCGGTGTTGATCGCCGTCGTGGTGAGCAGGCACGGCGACAGCGTCGCGGTACCGGGCACGCCGAAGCCCTGGAAGCCCAGCGCGTAGCACGAGCCGCTCGCGCCGACCGCGGTAAAGAGAACGTCGAGGTCGATCAGCGCGAGGTCGCCCGACGGCGCGTTGACGGCGCCGGTGGTTACGATCTGCGTGAACACGCCCGACGCGGTGCTGATCTTGACCTTGAACGTGTGCGTGTTGGTCGAGTTCTGTCCGGTCACCTCGATTGCCGCGCGCACGCGGATCACGTCGCCGGCGACGAGGCTCGCGGCCGGGATCGTTACGGCGGTGGCGAAGGCGGTCTCGGCGGTCAGGTTGGTCAGCGTGTCGCTGGCGCCCGCGCCGAGGTTGTAGACGATCGTGCCGCTCGGCAGCGGCGAATGGAAGACGGCCAGGGCGGTGCCGGCGGCGTCGTCGAGCCGCGGCGTGGCGCCGCCGACGACATAGCCGAACGGCAGCGCTTTGCTGCTGCCGCCGCCCGTCACCTCGCTGGTCGTCGGGTCCCAGTAGACGCGCGTGCCGGGCGGGTAGCTGGTGTCGGCGGTGACGAGGTAAACGCCCCCGCCGACAGCCAGAGAGCCTAGCGCGCTCGCATCGATGGGCCGGTGGCAGACCGCCGGCAGGTCGTTGACCACGACCACGTCGCCGCTGCTAACGGCGCCGCTGGGGACGTAGTCCACCATGACCGGGTTGCCCTGCCAAAACTGCGCCATGAGGCCCATAACTCGCTCCGATCTCGTTTTCCTGACCCCTAATCCCTGACCCCTGACCCCTGACCCCTGGCTAGGCCGCGCCCTTCGACTTCACGCCGCCGCGGAAGTTGAACATCGAGACGCCGAAGTCGAAAAAGCCCTGCATCGGAATGCCGAGCATCCCCGGCGGCGGAATCAAAATCTGCACCGTCGGCTGCTCCTGACCGTTCAGGAAGCACGCCTGAATCACTGGCACGTCGTTCGGGTCGGCGAGCAGATACCACGCCGTCGCCGAGAAGCCGGTGAAGCTGGCGTTCTCCAAATACGGCGTGGTCGCCGAGCGAAGGCCCTTCTGTGACCAGGCGTTGTAATTCGGCTGGTTGACCGCGTTCACGCCGGTGCCAACCAGGTTCGGCGCCTTGAGCAGCTGCTCGGCCGGGACCTCGTTCTGCGGGCCGACGAGCAGCACCGCCGGCGAGACGGCCAGCGGCTGGCCGTTCGGATCGACCTGGTTGCGGAACATGGCCAAGGCCGTTTGCAGCGAGGACGATTGGAGATTCGTGCTGGCCCCGGTGAAGTAGTTCGGGCCCGCGGCGACCTGGCCCGACGGCGCGGTGCCGTGATTCGAGCCGCTGGTCCAAAACGCATTGCCGTCGTCGCCGTTGCCCGGATTGAGGAACACCGTCCAGAAGACGTTGTTCAACTTCAAGGCCGCACCGCGGCCGAGCCGCAGCGGGATCACGGTCAACGCGCCGAGGTCGTCGTTGATGATGTCCTTGCGGCTAATTGTGTGAACCCGGCCGTAGGTGTTGGCCTGGTTCGAGAATTTCTGATCGCCCATGACGGCGTGCTTCAATTCGCCGTCCGGCCCGACCTGCTGATAGACGTAGTCGCCGAGCAGCGGCGCTTCCAAGGTCGGCTTGAAGTCCTTGACGGGGCGCAGCGCCGCGATCAGCCGCCAGGTCGGATCGACCGCGGTATAGCCGGCGAGCAGGAATTTGTTCTGCACGTTTGCCAGCAAATTCGCGATCCCGCCGTCGGAGAAGCCGGACGCCTGCACGCCAAAACCGGTCTGAAAGATCGCGGCCTGGACGCGGGCCAGGTCCTGATCGCCGTGAACGACCTCGGAGCAGCGGTGACCGTTGAGCCAGGCGCAGTGGACCATGAGCTGCACGAGGCCGATCTGGCCGCGGAAGCGCGTGTGCGCCGCCTGCATGACCTTGTCGGTGAAAACGGTCTTGTCGAGCACGCCGTCCGGCAGCTTCCCGGCCTGGTAGCACGCGGCCTCGAGGATGAGCGGGCTAACGTCCGGCTGCGCGCTGGCCGCGTAGACGAACGGACCCGTCGGCCGGCTGGCCCGCAGGACGTACAGCTCGACGTCGCGCGGATCCAGGTTCGCGCGGATCGCGTGTTCCTGGTAGTTGACCGTCTCCTTCGTGCCGTCCGCCTCGATCTCGATCGTCAGGCCGGGGTTTTCGGCGCAGAGGCGGGCGATCTTGCGCTGACGGGCGATCTCGTCGGCCGCTTTCTCGCGCGCTTTTTTGCGCGCTGCCTTGAGCGTGTCTTCCGTCTCGACGGTGACGTCGGGCAGCGCGGGGACCGGCGCCGTCGCGGCGATCGGCGGCGCGATCACGGGCGCCGGCGTGCTCGTCGTGTACTCCTCGAAGTTGGTCGCCCACTGCTCGGCGGTGAGGGTCTTCGGATCCAGCGCACGCTGTGCCAGAAAGGCGGCGAAGTTCATCGACCTATCTCCTGCGGCCTGCGCCGCGACCGTGGCGCTCGTCGCGCCGTCCGCTCCGTTGGGGCAAAACGTGACCTCGCCGAGCGTCGCCGCGCGCACGATGTACGCGGGCCCGCTAACGGCGCGGCCGTTGACGTTGGTGGTCTCGCCGCGGTCGAGGAACTCGACGCGCTGCGGGTCGGCGCCCATCGACTGCTGCCACGGATAGCCGTTGGCGGCCATCGCCGAGACTTCCTGCGCGTCAGCGCCGACGCCGGAAATCACGCCGGCGCATTTCACGCGCTGGGCGGTGACCTCGACCTTCTCCGTGTGGCCGACGATCCGGTCCGCGTCGTGCTGGCGCAGGACGGGGATCCGCTGGCTCGGCACCTTGAGGCCGGCCAGGTCGACGACGACGGGCCACGGCCAGCCGGCGAGCTTCATGGGCACGCCGGTGTAGACCGTGGAGCTGAAGCGCTTGAGCTTCACGCCGCCGCCGGTGTCCGGCGCGGCATCGGCGAGGAGCGTAAAAGCCTCGCTCGCTCCCTCGATGCGGAGATGGGTCGGTAGGACAGACGCTGTCGCTCGAATGCTCACGAGGCAACGGAGCGCGCGCCTGTGCCGTGACGCAAGCCGCGGCGAGCGGAATCAGCGGAATTGGGCCACTAATGGGAAACGGGGATTCGATCCACGAAGGGCACGAAGGAGCACGAAGGGAAATGCGCGGGGAGAGTGTAGACGTCTACACCCTCGGCATGGTAGCGTTGGGGGAGCACGGACGCGCCGAGGCCCGGGCCAGGCGCAGGGACACGCGCCCCTGCCGGGCCTCCAGCGGACCGGTCGCGGTGCGGCGACCGGGTGCGGTGGGGCGGGTCCAAACGCCGGCGGGACAGGGGCACGGTTCACTCACTTTCCGGGGAGGAGTCAGGCGGTGCTGCTGACGCGCAGGTAGCCGCTGACCTGGAGCGTGGCGCCGCCCACGGTCGTGCCCAGCACCTCGACGAGGTAGAGGACGCCGTTCACGCCGCCGGCGAGCGTGAAGACGATTGCCGTGCCGGCGTCGACCGAGGCGTCGCTCGACTCCGGAGGCGCGCCGGCTCCCTCGGCCGCGGTGATGGTGATCGAGACGACCGCGCCGAGCTGGTCGCCGCCGACCAACTCGGGTAGGTGGCTAAAGTCGGCCGTGTACTCGCGCACCTCGGCCGGGCGTTTCGTTAAGGTGCCGATCATCTCAGTGCTCCAGATCGCGCCCCGAAGCCGTTCCGTCCAGAGGACCTCACGCGCCGGCTCGGCCCACAGCAGCCCGCGGCGCCGCTCGATCCAGGCGCCGCCGGAAACCAGAAACGACAGCGAGGGCGACACGCCGGCGGCAGCGCAGCCGACAGCGCAAAACCCCGCCGCATCCGCCACGGCCTGCAGCACGCCGCTCGTCGTCGCGCTGCCATCCGCCTGTCCCGCCGCCTGCACCGCCGCCTGCAACACCCCCGTCGCGGTGGCGATCCCGTCCGCGCTGCCCGCCATCGCCCCGGACGCCACGGCCCACAGCACCCCGCTCGCCGCGCCAATCCCATCCGCCTGCCCCGCCGTTCCCGCAAGCGCTGCCGATCCGCCCGCCGCGGTCGCCACACCGTCAGCGCTGCCTACGACCCCCGCAACGCTCGCCCCGCCCGCCGCGGCGCTGCTCGAGCCGGCGATGCTGCCGACGGTCGTCCAAACCGCGCTGCCGGCACCTGCGACACTCGGCGACGCGGTGACCGTGCCCGCGGTGACGGCGGAGGCGATGCCGGCCGCACTGACGCTGGCAGTGCCATTGGCCGTGCCGGCGATACTGGCGCTCGCTGCGCTGACGCCGGACGCCAGGGCGCTGCCGTCGGCGTCGGCGAGCATCACGGCGAGAGCAGCGGCGACACCGGACGCCGAGGCGGTTCCCGTTGCGCTGGCGGCGGTCGCGGCGAGCGCGGCAAGGGCACCGGCAGCGCTGCCGACGCCGGTCGCGGCGCCGGCGAAGGTGACTGTTGTACCGCCGCCGCTCGGTGGCTGCACCGCCCCGATGAACAGGCCGCCCGGCTGCGCGGCCCCGATATACAGGTTATTGGTCGCCATTGGCAGCTCTCACGCAAAGCCAATCGGCGCCGCCGCGATCAACGCGGCGTTCGTCGGCGTGTACGCCCCGCTGCCGGACGTATAGCCGGGATCGACACTCAAATCATGGGCACCGGCACTGAGGTTGCCATAATTGCCACTGGTGTTGGTCCAGACGTTGTTGTAGTCCGCGAACCCAATCGCCGCGTCGTTCGTGGCTGTGCTGCTGGCGCCGGCGACGTTGATGCCGTGACCGCCGTTGTTGGTGATGTTGTTGTTGAGGAGGACGGCCCACTGAGCCGCCGCTGTGGTGGCGATCTGGATACCATCGCCGCCATTGTGATCGATGGTGCAGCCGGAAACCTCGGAAAGAACTATGCCGGTTGTCATGAGACTAACACCACCGCTAACATTGTTGTAAATCGCACAATTTTCGATTCTCACCCCAACGATGGTACTGTTTTCTGACACGCCCCAGGCTCCCCAGCCATGAATCTTGCAGTTCTTGATCAGCGTCGCATAACTGGCCGCAATAATACCGCTTAGGCTCGGTGTGCCGTTGCCGACGAACTCGCAGCCGATGATTTTCATTGACTGCGCTCCTCCGATTCCACAGACACCCAGATTATTCGCATCGAAGGTGCAATTGGTTATCACAGAGTTTTGGCAGCCACCGTCGATGATTCCGTAGCCGCCGTTGCTATTGCTGGACGTGGTTAAATAAAACCCCGTTAGTTTCTGGTAATTGGAACTGTACATCCACAGCCCATTGCCCTTGACATACGGCACGCCGTTGTACGCGACCCACGAAACGTAGCCGGCTGTGCTGTTGCCGGCCGGATACGTTGCAAAGTTGGTCTGCGTATAATCCGGCGAGCCAACTGATCCGCTGCCGCTCGCCCGCACGTTGATCTGGTTACCGGCCACGAGCGCGGTCGTTGTGCCTGGTGCCGTGACTGAGCCGCCACTACTGAGGGCATATGGATTCCGAAGCGCCCCGCCGACCTTGCCGCTCTGCGACGCGAAACTCGTAGCCGCTCCCGTCCCGAGCTGAACGACGACATGGTTTGCGTCGGTATACGTGATAATCCAGTAGTATCCCTTACCGGGCACGTTCACAGCATTCCCGACCATCGCCGCCGTGAACTTGGCAGACGTGTCGGCCAGCACGTTCGTGGTGACGGTCAACGTCAGTTCGCTGGTCCACGAAGCCTGCGCGGCTGCCTGGTCGCAGTAGTTGGTGCCGGCACCAGAGATGCCGGCGTCGTAACCGCCGCCGTTGGTATCGGCCCCGTCGGTCCTGACCCACCACTGTGCTGAGGCGTTCGTGGCCACGGATTAGCTCCCAACCGGCCGCACGCACGCATTCATGAGTACAGACCAGTTGCCGTGCAGCGTGGCGGCGTCAGTTGCCACGGTCGAGCCATTGGCCACGCTGGTGCCGTTGACCAGATTGGTTAGCGCCGAGATGATCGCGTTGTAGTTGAGCAGGTCATCGGGGTTGGCGCTGTTACCGCTCTGCAACAGGTGGGGCGGCCCATCGGTGCGGGCGTCGGCCCACGCACTGGCGCTCACGGCGCGAGCGTACTCATCACTGATGGCGGCTTTGTCGTCGGCGATGGCGTTGAGCAGGGCGCGCAGCTGTTCCGCACGAGGGCGAATGCGCTGATCGCAGTATGCCTGCATTTGGGCGTCGGTGGCTGCCATGTTTAACTCTCCGTGATCGTGGTTCCCGTCGTCAATTCCGGCGTGACCCCGTTGGCCACGTTCTGGTTCGGCGTGACCGGCCCCGCGTACAACAGTTTCCCGCTGCCGCTCGAAGCGGTGCCGACGCCGAAATAGGCGATCGTCTGCCCCGGCAGCGCACCCGCAGTACAGGCGGGAAACGCCGTCAGCGAGGTCAGCGTCACGCTGCTGCCGCTGACCGTGAACCCACCGCTGGTGCGTGCGACGGCGACGCGGGCGTAGCCGGTGTAGCTCGCCTCGCTGCTGGTCTGGTTGCCGCTGGCCGTGGGGTCGGCGGTGTGCAGGGACAGGTAGAGGTTCGTGAGCGGCGAGCTGGCCGCGTTGTCCGCGAGGTTCGCGATCGCCGTGGCGTTGAAGACGAGCTTCAACAGGTCGTCACAGAAGGTTGCGCCTTTTTCACCGGCCATGTTTTGTTCCTCGTGTCCGCGTTACGCCAAAACTAACTCAGGTTCGCGGCGACCGCCTTGGCTTGTTTTGGTGTTCGTGGCGCCGCCGGCGCTGCGGGCCGCGCCGAGGGCGCCCGGGGCGCGAGGCCAGCTGCCGTTTCCAGCCTCTGCCGATAGGCCCGCTCGCGGACCTGCTGTTGAATTCGCTCTTCCCAATCGTGCCCCTGCTCGGCCGCCAGCTCGGCCTCCGTCGTCGTGCCATTGTCGAGCCGCTCCGTGTCGGCCTGGGCGTCGTTCATGGGGTCCTGATCGGGCCAGCCGGGCCAGTACCAGTGCAGCTCGATCATGTCCGCGCTCACGCCCTCGGGGAGCAGCCCGGGGATCAGCGACGCCTCCTCGAACCACGCCCAGAACAACCGGCCCAGTACCACGATCTCGCACTCGCGGCGCTCGACACGCAGGCCGGCGCGATAATTGAGGTGGTCGAGACGAGCGGACGAGAAGTTAAACTGTTGCGACGTGCCCAGCGCCACGTTCAGCGGCACGTTGACCGGGCGGCACGCCTCCGCCAGGGTGCAGTACTGAAACATCTCATACGTCTGCGCCGGCTGCTGCGGGACGAACTGCTTGAGGCTCGCGCCGGCAGGTAGCGCCGTCATGACCTGGCGGTCGATTGGCGTTTGGTCAAACGGAAGCAGGCCGCCCGAGTTCCCCGGGCTGCTGGGATCGTCGTTGGCGGCCGCCTCGGTTTCGAGCACCGCGGCGAAGTCCGCGGCGATCTCGGCGGCGCCGAGGACGGCCTTGGAATAGGAGCGCAGCCGGCCGAACAACTCGAGGCTCGGCGTCAGCTCGGGGACGCCGCGGAGCTGGCCGGGGCGCGATTTACGAAACCAGTGAACAACTTGCTTCGCGGGAATGCGATCGAACTCCCACGGGTTCAAGTTGCTGTAAAAATAGTCGCCCGGGTGCGTCCGCAGAAGGTCATAGCTAACCGGCTGGCCGAGCGTGTCGATCACCATGCCGTCGACCCAAAGCGTCTGGCCGATCCCGTTGCTGGGCGTCGTGACCTGATCGCACTCGATGTCGCGCGGGAACAACTTGACGGGGTCGGCGACGCGGTCATAGTTGGTGAAAACGAAGAAGCCCTCGCCATCCGTTTTTTTCGCGGTGGCGATCGTGCGAACCTTTTCGAGCCCGCCGACGGCGTTGAACCAGCGATGGAAGCGCCGGCCGATCTGCCGTCCGGGCGATTCGTCCATTTGCGGCTGGCCGCTCTCGGGATCGCGGAGGGTAACGCGGACCTTCGGGCCGGTGCCGACCAGGTCCTGCACCCACGTGTCGATCATCCCGCGTGCAAAGCCGCCGTTCGCAATCTCGTAGCGCGACCAGGAGCGGAGCTGCCGGCGGACCGCAAAATTATTACTTGCTTTCGCGCTGAGATTGTCGACCAACCCCTTGAGCCGGCTGGTCTCGTCGGTCGTTTGCGCGTTATCGTAGTACGCGCGCAGACCGGGCCGGTCAGGCTCCAGGCGCGAGGCTTGACCGCTCGCCGGCGGGCCGCCGCCGCGCGAGAACAATTTGCCGAGCCACGCGAGCATCTCAGACGATCCCCGTGCCGCCCGCGGAAGTGCCGTTGGCGTCGCTGGTCGGCCCGGGGGTGGCGAACTTGGTAAAGCGCAGGCCGCGCCCAACGAGCTTCGAGGCGGCGCCGGCCTTCAAATAGCGGTCGGCGGCAATCAGGTCCTGGAGCGGTTGGGCCTCGGCCTCGAGGCGATCGGTCGAGACGCGACGCGGCGCGGCCCCGGTCGAGGCGATCTGCGTGGTCAGGTCGGTCGAATCGGCCATGAGCGGGCCTCCGGGGACACGAGGCGGCGACACGAGGTTTCGCCCAATCGAGCGCGCGCCGCCGGCAAAAAGCAAACGGCGCGGGTAGAATTGGCTACCGGTGGCCAACAACGAGGCAAAGGTGAGCAGCGATGGAAGAGCAGGAGAAATACGGCGTCGTCGTGTCGTTGCCCCTGACGTGCGGGCAGTGCGGCCACGTGGGTGACCTTGCCTATATGCAGTGGTGCGAGTGCTGCGGAGAGGCGATTTGCCCCATCTGCGCGGAGCGAACGAAAGGCTACCCGTCGGGCCCACTGCCCAGATGCAGGCGGTGCGCGGTCGACGGGCGTCCGTCGGGAATGGAACTCGCGGGCCGACGCGCAGCGGAGGCGGTCGAGAGATGGTTCATGGAGCAGATTCTCGGGCCGAGCCTCTCGGGCATGATCGGGGAAGGCGCCGTGCCGCCGCCGTCCTCCGCGGCGTCCGCGACTTTCGACGGCGAGCACCGGCGCCCGATTCAGCCCCTGGCACGTGACCTGCGCTGCGTTTGCGCGCTGGACGTGCTTATGGCTCAGGGTTGCCAATGCGGCGGTCAATGACGTCGTTCCGTCCCTGGATGTGCCAGCCACACGACGCGGCAGCGATAATGCCCCATCGTCACACCTCCCGCGGAACCTGCGCCTGGGGAACCTCCAGCGTGGTGAAGCGCCGGCCGCAATGGTTGCAGCGCCGATACCGGCGCACCGCTCCGCGGATCAGCCGCAGCGACTTCGAGACGCTGCTCCACGCCGAATAGCAGCGCGGGCAGCGCAGGCCCGGCGCAACGTCGGGGCCTGGCGCGATCGTGTTGCGATACTCAGGCATTCGTGGACCTCGTCACACCGTGGCGAGACGGCGCCGCCGCGCGGTTCGCGCGCCGGGCGCACAGGGCGTGACGCGGAGGCAGGACAGCTCGACGATCCGGTTCAGCGGCCCGCGTCGAGTCGCTTTCGGCATTTGCTCGCGTGCGCGCCGTTCGGCGATCTTGGCGCGTTCGATGTAGGGGCTAGTGACCTCGCCGGTCGCCAGCAGGGCGACCGCTTCGGCGACCAGCTCCTCCACGCGCTGAGGCGGGATCCCGGCCCGCTCGCACACGATGCCGAGGATCGCCAAAGCAGGGACCGTGGGCAGCACGAGCTGGTCCTCACGCTGCACGACGCTGCCGAGGACACGTAACGACACGCGCGTATCGACGGCGTGCTGCCCGAGGGCAATCGACTGATCGCCGTGGAGCTTGTCCAGCTCGGCGCCGAGCACGCGCAGGACCTGGGGTTCAGTGAGCATTCGCTACCTCGTTGGGGGCCGGCCAGCCGCCCGCGCCGCCGTTCGTTCGCAAATCCGGGACATTGCGCATCGAGCGTTCGGGCTGGCGGCGACCGACGCACCAAGATTGCGCGCCGCAACACCCGAAGTCCAATTGCGATCATTGCAGCACGCGCCGACGCGCCGCCTCGTCGCGCATTTCCTGCATCGTTTTCGGCTTCGGCCTGGGCTTGCGCGGGCCGTCCAGGCCGGCGCCCAACATCGACGCCGCGACGCAACAGCCGACGGCACAATCGAGCCAGTGGTTTTCGCCAGCCCCTGGCAGCAGCGTCCATTCATCGACGGTGCGTCCCGTGTCCTGATTGCGGAGTCGCGTTGGCCGCTCGCTGGTCACGTGCTCCGCAAATAGCCGATGGTCGGCCGCGGCCGCCTTGTGCAGCGTCAGGGCACCGCGATCGCCGAGGGCCAGGGCGAGGCGCGAGAAGAGAAAGGACTTCCAGAAGTTCGTGTCGTAATGGACCAGGCGGATCGCGCGGGTCGGCAGCCGCGTGATATGCCAGTTAAGCCCGGCCTTATCACCGGGCCTTACCGTCCACATTTCCATCGGCCGGCCTTTCGCGCCGATGCCGCGCCCTTTGCTGGGCATCACGATCGCGGCGTGCAAACTCTGCCGGCAAAACTCATGGACCACGTCTGCCTTGTAGCCGCTGTCGATCAGCGCCCGCGTCACCCGGGTGACGCCGCCGATTTCGCCAGGCCATTCGCGGCCGCACAGCTCCTGCGTCAGCGCCTCGAGGCCGGCGCGGATCGCGCCTTCCTCGCTGCTGCCGCGCGGGGCCACGTCGAGCAGCGTAGGCGAGGCGTTGTCGGCGGTCCAATCACGCCGCTGTTGTTTCGGGTACGTGCCATACGCGACGACCTGGCCGGTGAAGTCGTCGCCGAACGCGCATAGCGCCCACGGCAGCAGCTTGTTCTGGACATCCACGAACGCCGTCAGATAAGCCGCCGCCGCGGGCACGACGCCGCGCGCGATCGGACCAACCTTGGCGCAGACCTCCGCCGGCGTTAGCACCGGCCGCTCGTCCTCAGCCCGCAGCGGGTCGTTCTGGCACTCCGAAGCAAATGCCTCCGCGCCATCGTCAATCAGAATGTTTTCCGCGTGCTGCAAGGCCGAGATTTCCTTTTCCGCGTCGTAGCAACTCTCCCACGACACCTCGGCGCCAGCGTCCATTGAGTCCCGGTTGGCGAGGTAAAACTCCGTCGCCTCGCGGTGGGCCCGTGCTTGGTCCTCGACCGAAGCGCGGTCGAAGTTGCGCCGCAGCCCGGCGTAGGTCTCAAGCCACAGTGTTTGTTGCGCGTCAGGCCAACGGCGGACCATCGGGATCCGCTCGGCCTGCCAGGCCGGGTCGGACAGCAGGCTGTCCACAGCGTCGCCGTGTTCGATCACCGTGCCGCAGAGGATCATGGCCATGCCGCTACGGTGCCCGCCGAGCCGGCCGATCGCCTTGCGGAGAATCCTGAGCGTCTTCGCGACCTGTAGGGGCGTGCGCGCGGTCTCGTCGGTCTGCACATCGTCGAGCAGCACTCCGTCCGGCCGCTGTTGCGTGCCGTCGGTGAGCTTCACCTTTAGACCGCGGAAGCCCGACAGGATGCCGCGGGTAACGATCACGCGCTCCGCGCCGGCAGCTCCGGGGATCGCGGGAAACCGGATGCGGCTCTTCGACCACTCGCAGTGGGTTGGCTCAAACCGGTAGGTCTGACTCGCACATTTTTGCGGCTTGCCGCCCAGGCGCTGGAGCGGGATGCAGATCTCCGGGAAGTCCTCTGCAAGCAGCTCGTTCTCCACCAACTCGGTCTTGATCGATTCGAGCGAAACCTGGGCCATGTTGTTGTCCGCGCCGAACAATGGGATGAACCGGCGGTGCCCATAGATCGCGCCCCAAATGCAAGTCCCCTCGAGGATCGACGTCTTCGCCCAGCCGCGGTAGCAAGCGTTGGCGAACCTCCCGCCCTCGACCAGGCACTGCTGCGCCCGCGCAATGACCCGCTTGTGATCGGCGCTGAAGGGTGACAGCCCAGTGGAATTGGGAAAGTAGGCGACCAGGAAGCGTTCAAGGTCGCTCCGGCAGGCCTCGCGTCGGGCCGGGTCCTTCACCGGAGGAAGGTCGCCGATCTCATTGTCCGTGGCCGCCTTCTCGCGCTGGCGGCCGGCGACCTGGGCGCTGTGCGCTGCCGTCGCGTTGCGCTTTTTGGGATCGTCGCTCATGACCCGATCATGCGCGCGCGAAAGAAAGGCAGTCTTGGGGGCGGGTTGTTCCCGGAACCCCGCCGCTGGGTGGGGGGGGTGCGGAAGGACCCAAAGCTCCAAGAGACGGCGCGGGTTACGGTTGGGCGGGCGGCTTGGCGCCGGGCAACGCCAGGTGTTGGGGAACGGCGAGGATGGCTTTGGTTGCGGGGTCGTAATCGACCCACACCTTGAGAGCGGCATAGAGGAAGCGGCCAACCATCACCGCACGCGCATCGACGAACGGCACGACGAGAGCGCGGCGGCCGGAAATCGCGACGGGGCGCCACTGCACCTGGTCGGAAGCAAACGGTGCGGCCAGCGCGGCGGCGATCTCGGGGGATCGCTGATCGTCGGACATGGCCTTGGCTCCCGAATGTAGCGTCAATCTATTGCGGCCCGCAAATCCGGTCGCGTCGTATCCAGTTTTTCAGCAGCGGCGGGCGGCGCCGGCAGCGTTCAGGGACGATGGTTGAATGGGGCAAACGTTACCACGTCAACCAAGCGAGGTGTGCCAATGCGTCGTACCCTTACCATTCTGAGTGCAATGTTCGGGCTGTTCGGCTGCGCCAGCTCGAGCTGGGCCTGGTCGGCGCCCGTGCTCGTGTTCGTGGCGCCGGGCGCCGTACCGGCGGTAGCCGCTCGGGTCGCCGCCTTCCGTGCAGCTGCCATCCAGCGGCGCCAGGTCGCTGTCTATCCGGTGCAGATCGCGCCGGCGACGGTCTACACGTTGCAATGGGCGCCGGCAGCCGCCTACTCACTCCAACCGGCCGCCACGATGCCGCCGGCCGATGACACTGGCGCCAGCCTCGCGAGGCTGCGTGCGGAGCTGGGCCAGCTCAAGGCAGCGGTCGCGGCGCACGCCGACCTGCTCAATGCTCACGATGGGGCGCTGAGAGCGCTATCCGACCGGGCCGGAAAGCTGGAGCAGCGGCAGGTTGCGCCGAGCTCGAAGTGACCAGAGCCTAAGCCGCAAGCGGGGCCGTCGGCTGGTTGACCACAGCCGCCGGCCCCGCTTCGTTTTTGCCGGTCGTATCAGGTGTAACGGGCCAAAGCGCCGATAGAGGGCAATGCCTGCCGCAACAATGGGGAGGTTGACGCATGCGCTTGATCGTGCTATTGGCCGGACTGTGTTTCGTCGCTGCCGGTTGCCGGAATCTTTGCGGCGACTGCCAGAGCCGCGGCTCGTGTGTGCCGGCCCCTGAGGCGCAAGCGAGCGCGCCGCCGGCGCCGCAACGAGTCGTCGTGGAAGTGGTGCAACGGCCGGCCGAAGCGCCGGTCGTGCCGGCGGCTCGACCTGGCCCGCCATCGCCCGCGGCTCCCTATGCGGTCGGGGCAGGGCCTGGCGTCATCCCCATGCTGTCCCCGCAGCTGGGCGGCTCGGTGCCGTACATGACGACAGGCCCAGCCCCGCAGCCGCAGCCGCGTAACACTTTCGCGTTCGCGATCCTCGGCCCGAAGGGTTTCGGCAGCGTCGAGCTGAACCTCGCGCGGCAGGCGGCGCCGGCGCTGTTGCAGGCCGCCGTGCAGCCGGTCAGTTATGCCGCCTGGCCGCAAGTCGCGCCTCAATTCGCTCCCCAATTCCCGCCGTTCATTGCGCCTCTCGCTTACGCGCCGGCGATGCAATACCAGCCGCCGCGCGCCGCTTTCTGTCCGCCCTGCCCGCCCTGCGGCGTGCAACCGCAGACCATGCCGCCGCCGTCGGGAGAGCTCGACGAGCTTGCCCGGCAAGTCCGCGAAATGCGTAAATCGCTCGAACGCCGTTAAGCGTCCTCGAACACGAAGACGAATTTGTCGGCCTTCGCCGCGTCGAGCGCCATCGCCAGGGGTTTCTTTCCAGGGTCGGTATGGACGATTACCTCGATCACACCGGACTGCTTTTTCATCTCAAATTTCATCGCAGCGCCTCATCGCCAAAGGTTTCCGTTCTTCTCTGATTTCTGGACGCCCGTTTCCGGCTCGGGCGGCGCGCCGTAGGCTCGCTCGATCTGCCCAAGCCCGTGCTCCAATTCAAAGGAGACGTGGCAGGTTAGCGGGTGGCTGCCGTAGGTCTGGCGCAGCCAGCGCACCACGATCTCGAATAGCTCGGGGCTGACGCCCTCTTTCGGTGCTTGTATTTGGACGGGCTTACGCCTCATGGTGCCACCTTCTGTGCCTGCTCGCCTGTAAACCTCAGCCGCGACGCCGCCACGTACTCCCGTTGAATCTCGATCGACAGCCAGCGTCGGCCGAGCTGCTCGGCGACCTGGCCCGTGGTGTTGCTGCCGGCGAACGGGTCGAGGACTAGAGCGCCCGGTCGGGTACACATACGGATAAAGAAGTCGGCGAACTCGGGCGGCTGCCGGGCCGGGTGGACGACGTGGCCGGCGGCTTTGCACCGCCGCATGTAGTCGTCGCCGGCCACGCCTGGCCGCGTGAAGCAATTCGGCGGGATCGCGCCGCCATTGCCGTTGTGCCAGGTATGGGGCGTGATCTTGTGGCCGCTGGGGTGGTGAGCAGCGCGACGAGGTCGGTTCGCGCGTACATAGGGCGTCAGGACCGCGCGGTTGTCAGCATAGGGCTGCGCACACTTCCCGAACCACAACAGCTCGGTGACGGCCTCCTTGCAGCGAACCCGTTGTTTGCACACCCACTCAGTCGGCGACGGCAGCGACCGCGTGTTAAACCACGGATACTTTTGCGCGAGGCGAAATAGCTGCGTTAGGCGCAGGCCGAGCTCCCACGGCAGCGTGCTGATCGTTGGGCTACCGGGATTCCAGCCGCTGCCAATTTCGATCACGAAGCTGCCGCCGTTAGTGAGAACCCGGTGGACCTGCTCCACCACCGGCATGATCCACTCGATGTAATTGTCCGCGGTGACATTGCCATATGCTTTCTGGCGCTGGAGCGGAAAAGGCGGCGAGGTGAAGCAAAGATCGACGCTGGCGTCGGCCAGCGTCGCCAGGACCTCGCGGGAGTCACCGTGGTAGGCGTCTCCCGCAGAGGTCGAATAGCTCGGTGTCGGTCGGCCCATGAATTCCTCCTGGGGGATCGGTTAGCGACGTGACTTCTCAGCTCGGAGTTCAGCAGCGCGACCGCGCACCGCGAGTCGGTAGATGTCGGCGTAGGTGACGCTGTACCAGCGACGTGTCCCCTTCGGGCGAATTCTCAGTATCTTGCCGCCCTCGGCGAGCATCACGACCAATGGCCGCCGGCCGCCGCGGGTCGTGTCAATTTCGCGTGTTTCGCGCTTCACGGGGCGTTCCTGTAATCCGGTCACGAACGATCCCCCTGTCGCATCGCGTGGGCAAAGCCCACGTAAAATGTTGCCAGGTCATCAACACAGTCGCGGTATTCGATTTCAAGTTGGCGCAACGCCTCGCATTTCACGGCTGCCGCATCGTCACCGTATTGGAGATGCTCCCGGCCTAGGAGTGCATCAACGAGTTTCAGGTCGTCTTCAAGCGACTGCGCCCGTACTTTGGCGATTGCTTCGGCGTAGCCGGGAAAGCGCCGGTAAACAGGATCACGCAAGGGCCGCCTCCTTCTCCGCGAAATCGAAATCCGCATTGGGTTCCTGTTGCCGCTTCGCCGCGCGCTGCGCCGCGCTGGTCTCAGCCGGCACCAGCTCCAGCTCCATGGCGCCGATCCACTCGGGCTTTTTCTTGCCATGCCACTCCACTTGGACACCTTCCAACTTTTGCCCGCGAGAGCGCGTGGCGACGACGGTCCCGATGCGCCCCGCGTCCTTGCCGAGCTGGCCGTCATCCCGGTACTTCACGCGAGCGCCAATCCCGAGGCCGCTGCCTTTCGCGCGTTCCGCCTGCTTTCGACAGTCACCCGGATCGATGCCGAAGGCCTCCCAGAGACCGACTTCGCTGTCGGAGA